AACGATTGTATATCTCATTTGGTCAGTCTTGATAGGGTAGAAATATTTATAGCCTGAGCGTACTCTACTAAACTTATCAAACATAATATAAGGTAGATCATTGTCAAGAACTGCAGTTGGAAGATTATTTGCTGGTGCAGGGAAAAATGGAACTATGTCTGATCCCCCAGATGTTGGACCATACAAGTTATAGAATGATGGGGCATGGGTTTTAAACTGTTCCCAAACATATAAGTTAATAATATTTTCTGGTCTATAAATTACCATTGTTTCCTCCTGGAGCATTCATAATCCATGATAAGGCAGCTTTTCTACCTTTTGAAGAAGCTCCACCTTTTGTAGCAGAAGCAAAGTATTTTTCAAAAACTTTTGGATTTGCAAAATATTGATAAAATCTAATTGATTTTAAATGAACTTCTGTAAAGTAAGATCCATAGAATTCATCAAAAGCTTGTACGAATGATCCTCTTGTTGCTTCTCCTCCAGGATTTGCAATAACAATTGGTCCACTTCTAAAAAATTCTTCACCGTCTATTTCAAAGAATAATACATCTGCTTCAACTTGATTAATTGTCACAGTTCTTCCTTCTTCCATAATTTCTGCCTTGTCATAAAAAGGTTCTGTTGATGTTGGGGAAGGAACTATTGATTGTAAAAATTCAGCATCAATTACTGCAGAGGTTTTGTTTACAGACATTGTTAATTCAAATAGTCTTTCTGCAGGATTTCCAACATTTCCCCACTCATAAACGTGATGAAGCATTCCTGGATGAGACCTTGCAAGTCCATCAAGATACAAGTAAAAAGCATCAATTGATTCTTCACCAACTTTTCTATTTAATATATCCTGGTTTTTTTTTAATTCTGAAGCAAAAGCACCTGTATATTCTACAGAGTTTTTAAGCATCTTGATAACTTTATCACCTTTAATTCTAGCTGTTATCATTCTGGTATATCCCACTTTTGATTTGCTGAACGGGTTAAGAATACTCTATACATTCCAATATTGTGGAACATATCATAGCTTGGAATAATTGTTTTTATTTCATACTTTGTTTTTACCGTCTCAGCTTTTGTTTTAAGATTTTCTGTATTAATCCAAACTGGATCACCATTTGGATCTCTCATATTTGTTACTGCTGTAGCAGTTATTGGATAATATTTTTCAGAGGAGCTTTTTCTTATATCTTCATTTGTTCTAAAGAATAGGGAAGAGTTGTAATCAAAAAATTTATCTTTTACTTTAAGTTCTGCATCTAATACTCCAGAGGTTGCAGTGACTGCAGAACAATTAACAGTTCTATCAAACTGCCAAGTTCTTGTCATGTTTCCATACTCCGATTGAGTTTCTACTGCATAATATATATCTGCAGTCATTGGGTAAAGAATGTTATCAAGTGAGGAATTGAAAAGCATTTATAACACCCCAATACGGATATTATTCTTATACTTTGTTAGGATTCTGTCAACCACAAGGTTTCCAGTTGATGCATTAAAGTTCTTTGCAAACTTAATTTTAAAGTCATCATTATCAAATGATTCAATATACTTATTTAGATACTTCATATTATCACTTGAAATGTCAGAAACTAAAAGCTCTGTTGCTTCCTTGATGTCTTGAGGAATTACTTTCCATCCAAAATCTGCATCAACCAGGTATTCAAATCCATCTGCAAAATCAACATCTAGGTATCTATCTCTCCATACTCTATTGTAATTAACTCTATTAGTTTCAGTCTGCGTTAGCACAACGGATGTTTTATCTTTTGAAATTTCAAACTCTTGATCATTTACTGCTGCTGTTGCATCATAAACAAGTTCTAGATTTTCATATAACTTATGAAGCTTATGAATCTTTTCATCAATAACAAGATAGTCAGATCCCATTCCAACTACTTCTTTTTCTTTTCTTACAAATTTAAATCCACCAAATGTCTCAGAATCTATAATATATCTTGCAATTCTTTCCATTTCTTTTACCTGTGTAACAGTCTTTCCTAAAGCGGTTGCAACGGAAGAAATATCACAGTATGGTCTTAAAACATCTATATTAGTAACAATTACTTCGTCATCATATATGTCATATACTGTTGCTTCTAAATTACCATCATAAGAGATATACTTGCTATTTAATACAAAGGAAATCCCTCCAGTAGCATTTGCTGTTGCACTTGCTGAAAACACTTCATCTGTCAAAAGGTCTGAATAGTCAATTGTATATTGACCATTTGGAACAAGGTCTGTAAATGAAGCTACTGGAGTACTTCCATTAATTCTTAAAATTTCCATTATTTAGCACCGAAAACTTCGGCTACCTCCTCTGGAGATGCGACTCTAATTCTTGGGAACTTGCTAACCCAGATATCAGCATCTTTTTTACTTACAACATTATATCCTTTATTAAGTCTGCCAAGACCCGTTTCATAAACGCTTGCATTTTCTACAAACAAACAAATTAAATCTTTTTTAACTTTTTCCATAATGCATCTATCTTATTATATCATTCATAAAAAGTAGAGGGGAGACAAATTAATGCCTCCCCTCCAAGTTTGACTATAATTAGTCGTTCATGAATGCTACTGCATCAGTTTCTTCAACTGCTACACCAAAGCGTAGGAATACGGTATATTCTACTGTATCCTTCTTTGGTTGGAATTCACGGTGTACTGTTACGTCTCTCTGGAAGCCCCAGATGCGGTTTTCTGGGAATGTAAGTGATACATAACCAGCTGGCATCAAAGGAACTTCAACCAATGGAAGACCTAGAACACGGTATGCGATTGGGCTACCAAGGGTCTGCGGAGCAGCACCATCAATAACACGCTCAACGATACGCTCTGAATTCAAGTTACCAGAAGAACCAAGACCGTTTACAATTGCTGCAACGGTTTCAGTGTCTGCATAGAACTTCATGTTTGAACGGGAACCACGGTACTTACGAGGCATTGCAAGAACAAGTCCCTGCAAGTCTTCGATATCTGTACCATAAGTTGCTGAATTACCATCGGCTTCGATTGATACGAAACCTTCAAGGATGTTCAGGAAGTTGTTTGTACCAGTTCCTGTACCATTGATGGCTAGATCTTCAAGATCGTTAGCAAACGCACGGGTCATTGTACGGACCAAGTGATCCTCCAGACCAGAGCCTTCGATATTATCTTCAAGAGCTTCAGTTGAAACTTCCCAATCAAGACGAATCTTCTTGGTTGTAAGAGTAACCTTTGTGAACTGAACATCAGCGTTAGTGTAGGTTGCATCAGCCTGGGCTGCTGCACGAATTACACGTTCTCCAACATTCATTTTCTCAAGCTCAGTTGTGTTAGCTCTCATTGTGACTCTACGACCATCTTGGGCTAGAACCTGCTGTTCAAAGATATACTCAATAAACTGACGTGACTGTTCAGGCTGCAAAATACCGCCATCAGACACTAGATCACCAACTGGGTTAGTATTGTCAAGAATTCCAGCTGCTGGAGTACTTACTCCACCAATACCACCAGATGCGATAGTACCAGCTGCAGCCGCTTTTTCTAAAATTTCATTATTTTCTGTCATTTTTTATTTCACCTCCAGTTTCTCTTAATGATATAGGTCAGCGGAATTTAGGAAACGTCCACCCCACATAGACCCTTTTTTGATTGTATTGCCCTGAACGATCCCGCCGAGATCGCCAGACTTACGGACAGCGGTATCGTCTTCTAGACCATCTACACGCTTTCCAAACTCTTCAAGGTTGCCTTTTACCGCTGAAATTTCTTCATTGGATGTATCAACTGACTTTTTGATACCTGCAACTTCTTCTTTTAGTGACTTAATTGTTGAAACAAGTTCACTCACTGCCTCTGTTACTGAAACCTTAATTTCGTCAACAGCTTTTACAAGCTCAGAATCAGCTGAATCTGTCTCAACAACAGACTTTTCAACTTCAACGCTATCGGAAGCTTCTTCTGCATCTTCTGCAGGTGCTTCTTCTGGATCAGCAGACTTAACCACTGTTTCCTCAACAGCGTCAACTGCGTCAACTGACTTTTCTACGGTTTCTTCGGCAGGAGCTTCAGCAACAACTTCTTCAGTTGCAACTTCTTCAACGGTCTCTTCTACTACTGTATTATCTTCTGACACGTTGTTCTCCTCCTCTATATTGTTTTTAACAATTGACGCATTATTGTCAATCGCTGATTCAAGCGTTTCGCCTGAAGTTTCTGGGGTTTCGGAAACATCTTCAGATTTAGCAAGGTCTGTAGAACCAATAAACTTATTTAAAATTGATTTAACTGTCATAGCTTTTTCTGTATCCTTTGTCTCAACAAAACCAATATTTTTCATACTGACTTCACATGATGGGCAACTTGAATCATCAACTTCTGAAAGTCTGACGATACCGTCATTCTCACACCAGTAGACATTTTCAAGGTCTGCTTTTGCAATTATACCATCTATTTGTGCATCCTTGTTAATCTTCTGAATTGACACAACATTTGCAAATTGATTTGCTGGATTATCTACCAAAGATAACTCATTAAGTTCATAATCTTTAACTACTCTAATTGT